GTCGCCCGTCGAATCAAGGTTCTCGTCAACGGTCGTGCCGGACTCGGAGAACACGCGACGCGTGGCCGAGGGAGCAACGACAGCATTGAGGCCGGTGTAGAGGAGGCCGCCAGTGGTGGACTCGGTGTTGGCCGGCGTGTAACCGCAGACCTGATTGAAGAACGACACCGACATGCGCTTGGCGTACCAATCGCGAAGGCCGTCCTTGGCTTCCGTCCGCAGATTGAACTCAACGCGCTTGGCGTCGATGCTGCGGTTCGGGTTACGCATACGGACAGCGTGCGCCATCTCATCGATGACGAACGAATCGGCGTAGGTCGTCAGCGCCTCTTCGTTACCTTCCAGCGAGCCGACAGAGCTAACGCCCTTACCGGTAAGCTGGGTACGCAGGCCGACAGTGATCTTATCGCCCGAGCCCTTTTCAAGGTCGGTCTTACGGTGAATGATGCTATCAGACGAAGTTCCGATGAGGGGCGCAATCGGGGTTGCCTTCAGCGCCTCAACAAAGAGCTTCTTCGCCCAAAGCTGCACCGTGAGCGCGTCAGAGCGCCCATAGGTGGTAACAGCCATCTGGGATTTACCTCATAAGAGATTGAAGAAAAAAGGGGTTGAGTTGCCGCGTGACGCCGCGTGCTGTGCGAAGAACCGATTGCGCCCGGTTCGGGCTGCGTTTACGGACGCCTCCGAAGCGGAATTAACCCTCCGCGGGGTTCAGGCCAGTACGAAGGTCAGGCGCCCAGGAGCTTCATCACTTCCGGGGTGTTCATGACCTTCGCAAACTCTTCTTCGGACATCCGGGCCAGACGCAGGCCATTCATGGCGTCAGGCTTCGGTGCCGAGCCGCCGCCCGAAAGCGTGCGGGATTTCGATGCCGCCTCTGCGGTGCGCGCGATGCGTTCCGCCGGGCTCTCGTTGGCGGGCTGTTCGACCGCCTCTTCGGCCTTCGCTTCAACACGCTTGTAACCGCGCGCCTTGGCAAGGGCGTAGGCAACTTCTGCCGGGCTCTGCCGGCGGGTGAGAGCGCTGTGTGCGAGGTTTAGTTCCTCGCCCGTGATGAACTCAATGGCCTGCGCGCGGTCCATGCCGGCGCCCCACTTCAGTTCCTCAATGCGGCTCTCGCGGAGGTAAGCCAGCGCGTCGTTGTAATCCGGCTGCTTCTCCGAGAATGTGCGCTCGTGTTCCGACGCCGCCCGGATAACCCGCTGGCGCGTAACCTCCTGGTCCTCGCGCTCCTTGCGCTGCTTGTTCTCTTCCCGAAGCTCCTCAAGAGACTTCTGGGTATCCTCGACGGCGCCGAAGATATCATCGTCCGGCTTGCGGAAGACGGGTGCCGGCGGCTCTTCCTGCTTGGGCTCAGGCTGGGCCACATGCGCCGGGTTCAGCCGGGATAGAAGATCGTCAAGGCGCTTGATCGTGACGCTTTCCCGCTCTTCGGCGGCCTTGCGCTTTTCGATCTCCTTGTGGAGCTTCCGATGCGGCACAAACCCCGGCTTCTGCGGGCTCTCTGCGGCATCGTCATCGTCATCGTCAGTCTCTACCGCCGGCTCAGCCGCAACGGGCTCTACGGGCTCCGCAGGGGCCTCTTCGGGCTCATCTCGCGGCGCGAGGGCTTCAGATTCCATCGCCTTGAATGCGGTATCGTCGGCTTCCGACCAATCGGAGGTCGTGACCGGGCTTACATTTTCCGTTTCTGACATACATCACCATTGCGAGACTACAGCGCTCGCGTGCGAAGCAGGACTAAGGTGCCCGCGTCCCCATCCCCGAGGGAATGCCTAGTAATTCAGAATGCCGTAGAGCGTGTCGGCGTTAGCGACCGAGAGCCCCGCGCCGGCAACGAACATGGCCGCCGTACAGCCCGAGTACGCCGAGTTGTAGTACCCAATCCGGTAAGCGTCGTCAGCCTCGCCCGTAGAGGCCGCGGAACCGGAACCCGTAATGACGACCGCGCCGCCGTTCTTGCGGAAGAACAGGGTCGTGGAACCCGTGCGCCCGGCCATGTAGAAGCCTGCGCCTGTGTTGACGCCGCCCGTGGTGACGTTCTGGTTCGACGCGCAACCGGACGCGCCGCCGGGGGTGTGCGGGTAGACAAGGCACCTCGCCGCCGGGCCGAGTGCCCCGGCGTGCGGGTTGCTGGACGCGCTAGTCGTCTTGAAGTGGACGCCGTGAAAGATGCTGTTCTGGCTCGCAAGGGCCGAGCCGGACGGGTTCCAGTTCGTATCGATGAACTGGGTTGAGCCGTTCAGGGTGTAGCCCGTGGAGCCCAGCGGCGGGGCGCCGGTCAGGCCCGCCGTGTAGCTCGTGCCCTTCCAGTTCAGAAGGCTGATGCGATAGTCCTGGATAACCTCAAGCAAGGTCCACAGCCCGGCTGACTTGAGGGCCGCAACCTGCGTGTCAAGGCGCTCCTTTTCGACCGTCGTAAGATCGCCCACGCGGGCCGAGAAGGCCGCCGCGTCTGCGTCTGCGAATACATAGGTTTCGAGGACCGTCGCGGTGAAGGTCTGATCGGTCGTGTTCCCAACAGAGTCTGTGGCGCGAACAACCACCTGCTTAACGTCGGCCCCGGTGCCCGTGTAAACGCCCACGGCGTTGCCAACGAAGCGCAGAACCGGCGACTGTTGATTGTGCCGCACAATATCGAAATTGGCGTCGTAGTACGCGCCCGGGTTCCCGGTGAGGTACGAGCCGCTCACAATTTCCCATGTGACGTTCTCGTTCGCCGTCAGGGAGTGCGCCAGCGTGCTGCCCTGAATGACACTCTTGCTGTTGGCGCTTGTAATGGTCGGGCCGGTAACGTCCGACGAAAGCCCGAACAGAATGCGGGAGGAACTGTTGGAACTATCGTAGGTGTTCGTCGGGCTGCTCGTGGACATCGCGGTGACGGCGAAGGCCGCCGATTCGTTGATGCACTTCCCGTCGATAAACCGGCTCACTTGGTTCCAGTTTTGGAGGTAGATGACACCCGGGTTATACATCCGGTGCCGGAACCAACTGACGCGAGACAGCCCGTCCTGGCCCTGGTGGAAGACCTGTTGCGCGGTCGGGGAGCCCGGCGGGTAGTACGAGAAATTATCCTCGGCCACCAAGAGGTCGGACCAAATCTTGTAATTGCGGACGCACTCGTAAGCGAGGCACCGCTTGATCGTGGCGCCGTCCGCCTTGTAGTCGATACCGCCATCGCGGGCCTGAAGGATAACGCAATCTTCGATGTGGATATCGGTGTTGCCGTTGTTGCTCTCTGAGCCGTCTCCCAGGTTGCCGGTGTCGCCGTGCAACTGCATCAGATAGCCGAAGCGAACCGTACTGTCGTGCGCGGTGTCATCGAACTTGACGCCCGCATAGCCGGCATCATTCCATTGCCGTCCGCCGTTGAGGTGGAAATACTCCACCAGGGCGTCGTCAGTGGTGCCCTTGATCGTAACGCCGGACTTTGAGAAGCCCGTGCCGTGGAAGCGGCGAATGATCAGGCCGTTCGCGGTCTTGTTCGCGTCGCTCTCAAAGGCTCCGCGCCGGTTGTTGTAGAACGAGAAATCCTCGACAATGATGCCCGGGCAGTCAGCCCGCAGCCTGACATTGCACAGGGCGCGCCTAACGTGGAACTGCCTGAACGTGATGTTCTGCGCGCCGGTCGAAAGGGCGAACAACTCGGCGCCGCTGTAGCCACTAGTCCCGGTCGTCTCCTGTGTCGGGTCGTTGGGCAGGAACCAAGCCGTCCGCGCTCCGAACGTGTGATACGGGATCGGGATCAAGTTGACATCGACGCCGGTCACGACAACCGGGTTATCGACCGCATCCCCGCCGCCCGTGATCGTCACGACGTTGCTACTGCGGGAGTACATCCCCTGGTCAGCGCGAATGAACAGATGCGGGTTGGTGGACTCACTGCCGCCGAGGGAGCGGATGAAATTCGGGATGCTGGAAAAGCTGCCCGCTTCCGCCCAGGAGTTACCGTTGCCCGTGCCGCCCGGCGCGACGTACTTGGCGGCGCCGTTGCCCGAAACGGAGAGCTTCGTGACCGCGCCCCAGGCGCCGCCAGTGCCGCCAACAAGCGGGGCAGTCAGAATTGTGTTGCCCGTAGTCGTAACGCCAACATTCACGGCGCCGCCGCGGAACAGGTACTCCGTGCCGGGCGAGGTCGGGAGAATATGGTTGTTGGAAATCGTGATGTTGGTGAGATTGAAATCCGGGTCGAACTGATCGTCAACAATGATCGTGTTCGACCCGTAGGCGAGATAGTTGCCGTCCACCAGGACATCGTCAATGTCGGAGAAGACCGCGGCGAGGTTCACGGCCGCCGTCTCGCTAGGCACAAGGATCGTGTTGCCGGTAATTTCCAGCCCTGGGACCGCGCCCAGAACCTCGATACCGTCATAGTGCGGGTTGGGCTCCTCGCCGGGATCGCGAGAGAGGTCGTGGATGTAGTTGTTTTGGATCAGTATCCCGCTGCCATCCGGGACGATGGCGTTCTCCATATCGTGGATATCGCAGCGCCGGACGATAGTGCCCGTGCCTTTGACCAACATCCCGGTATAGCCGCCGTTGCCATCAATCTCAGTGTCCTGAATGATGACGCCGGTCTTACCGGTCGCAACCTCGATAGCAAAGAAGTCGGTCTGCGTGACCAAGCAGTCCGTCACGGTCACGTTGTTGTGGTTGATCGTGATCTTGCCGGTGACGTGCTTGCCACTGATCGTCTGACCGTTGGACGAGGTCGTGATGCTGCCCGACGCCGTCGGGGTGCCGGAATAACCCGTATCGGTCGCACTGGGATAGGACGAGCCGCCAGAGCTTTGCGTCCATTCGGAGGCGACCGAACGGACCGCCACGGCGTCATTGAGGGTGAACAGCGAGGCGGCGGGATAGAGCGCGTCCACGATCTCGGAGATATCAATCGTGCCCTGCAACACCCCGTTCTTGTAGAGCGCTACGCTGCGGTCCTTCCAGTCGTGGATGTGGGACGGGTTGTCGCGAACGTCCTCCCAATCCCAATTGTTAAGGTTCGTGACGAACCCGAGCACATTCGTCGCGGCGTAGGTGTACCCCGTCGCCACGGTGATGCCGTTGAGGACCACATTGCCGTTGGCAAACCAGCCGAAGGAGTGGTTCGTTGTGCCCAGCGGAACGGTCTGCAACTCGGATAGATTCATCAGGCCGACGGCGAACGTTGACGTTGTCCCGATGACACTTGGGACGATCTCAAAGTACGTCGTCGGGTTCAGCCACGGGTGTATGCCCGTGGTGCCGCGCACCGTGACATTGGCGCCGCCCGTGGTGAGCGTGGCTGTCTTGTTCTCGCTGCCCGAAAGGGTGATGCTGGCGCCGGCCGTAGGTTGGTCGAAACGCCAGCCGTGCGAGGTCGTCTCGGATACCGTCCCGCCGGTATCGCCGCCCACGTTCTGGATGTTAACGGTAATAGTAATACGTGCTGAAACTCGTCTCGAATTATAAACGTCCACCACGGCCGTCAGGGCCGGGTCGGCAAGCGACTCGAAATCCTGCGATGCCACCACCAGATTGACCGCGCCAACCCGGTCGTCATCGGCCGAGAGAGTAAGGCCCGGGGACGCGCTGACGAGCACGAACTTAACGTCCTCGCCGCCGCTGGTGGTGTTCGTCAGTTCGACGTTCAGGGTGTCTTCCTCGTCAAGGTCATGGTCGTCATCCGCGGTCCAAACGGGCGCGGTTACGTCCAAGGGGTCGGTCAGGTTGTAAATGAGCGGGTTGAACCCTCCGATCTCAATAAGATCGGTCGCGGCATTGGTGTTATCATCGAACTCGTTTAGGCGCAGGACGGCGGACGAACTCTCAATGGCGAACCGTTGGGCGGCCGCGTTGCTGCCGTTCATCTCAAACGACTCGACCAGCACGTCGGCGTCCGCGCCGTAACAGCCGAGGTGCGTCGGGATATTGCCGGACTGGGCCACGTTGCCGCGGATAGCCGGCTCGTTAGAGACGCAATCCGTTACCGTGCACCATGACCAGAGGCGGAAGTTCCGCTTGTTGTCGGTGCAAGTGACGCGCGTCAGGACAATTGGGTTGGCGGGCGTGCCGCCCTTCACATCCACCCCGCCGTCCGTACAGCCGGAAATCACAACGTCCTGGATCGTAACGTCGTAGTTACTGCCTTCGGTCGAGATACCGTCCGCGTTGTAGTATGAAACGTCTGCCGGGTTAGACGAGTAGTGGCAGTTCTTGATTATGCCCGAGCGGATCAGGATGTCATGGCAGGTTGAGCCGTTGTCGCAGGCGATGCCTACGGCGAATGCGTCATCGGCCTGCCGGCCGCTATCGAGATAGAAATCCTCGATCAGAACGTCGTTGGTGTTGCCGTCCAGGCGGATGGCTTGCTTGGAGAACCCGATGACGTTCAGGCGCCGGATAATCAGGCCCGTGATCGTGCTGGTTTCGTCCTCAAGGAAGCGGCGGACGTTGTAGCCGTCGCCGTCCTCAATGGTAAGGTTGCTGATCGCGCCGCGGATATAATAGCCGTAGGAGACGTTCCTAAACCCGATGAACTTAAACGTCAGGTTATTGGCGCCCGCCGCGAAGCGGAACACATCGTTGCCGGCGTTCCAGCCCGTGGTACTCGTGACCGTCTCCGGGTCAACCGGGAGCGTCCAATTCTGGCGGCTGTTGCGGATATCCGTCAAAAGGTCGTTGTCGTTGACATCCACGCCGCGGATGGTCTTTTCGGACCCGCCACCCGCAGAAACCGCAAGGCTGCCCGAGAGCGTGTATGTCCCCTCGTCCGCCCTGATCTTGAGTTCGCCGCCCACCAAGGTGGAGGCGAGCATGGAATTGAAGTTCGTCAGGGCCGCAGCATTGGCCCAGGACGTGCCATTGGCGAGCCCGGCGGCCACAGGACGGATGTATCTGAACTGCGTCGGCTCAGCGTCCGCAACCGTGATAAAGGCGTCTTCCGTGGCCGTCTCAAGCGCGTTGGCGGCGTTTACCGTAATCGTGCTGGTGCCCGAGGACGGGAAGTTGAGGGCCGCTCTCAGGCGCAGATAGACGCCGTCGCGGTACACAACGTTGTCGGCATCATCGAACGACCAAGTGGCCGTGGCCGGCGTCGTGACGATCTCGACAAGGATCGTGTCGGCCAGCGTATCGGACGGCACAACGCCGTTCTCAAAGCCCGGGGACCAATTGAGCGTAAGCGTCAACGGCTCCGGTGCCGGCTCCTCCGGCGGCACTTCCGGGGACGGGACGGAATGGAAGATATGCTTCCCCGCACGGGTCCGGGAGAACCCGCGAAGCCTACGACGCGTGCGGCCCATTATGCCGCGCCTACGGCCTGGAGGTAGACAAGGAGGTCGGCGTAGAAGCTATCAGACTGCCCCGTTGTCAGGTTGGCGCCGATGGCGAACATCGCATACTCACGGCCCGTCGCCGTTGAGTTCGCGTTAGCGCCATTGCGTCCAATCCTGTAATTGCTGGACGAGAACGCCGTCGCAACGGCGGTGCCCGTCAATGGGACATCGGCGTTGTTACGGCGACAGTACACCGCCGTTCCGCCGCTCCCCGTTCGCGCGAATGCGAAGTACCCTGACCCGTCCAGCGATGCGGCCGAATAGGATGCGTTGGTGGACTGGATGCGCGCCGCGATCTGGTCTGCGGTACTGCGAACGCGGCCGAAGTAGGTTGAGCCGGCATCCGCGCCGAAATCCGCGTCGTTAGCGCCACCCGTCTGAGCGGACGTGCGCGAATAAAGATAAATACCGTTGGCGTTAGAGACGTGCTGTGTCCCGCCGTTCTGCGCCATGTTGGTATCGATGTATCCCGCGGTCGCCGTGCGCTGGAACCCGCGATCCGCCGTAAAGGTATGCGTGTCGCTAAGCGTCGGCGTGAAACTCGTGCTCCTCCAGTTCAGTAGCGCGGAAGCGGAATCATTGGCGGCAAAGATGTAGAGCAAATCGAGTTTCGTCATCCAGCCGTGGGCCTTGCCGGCAGTCCACAGGGCATCGATGAGAAGCTGGCGGGCGCTGGTCTGAGTTGACATGCGCGCCACAAGGGCCGTCGCTTCGGAGTTCACGAGCCCGGTCGTAACCGAATAGGTGTCAGACACGCCGCCGATGGTCAGGACCACGTCGGATAGCGTGAGGGCGCTGGCGGACGAGGTGACGCGAACGGTAATCGAATCGCCGTTGATGACGGTGCCGCCCGAACTCGTGTAGGCGCCGCCATTCTTATTGTAGGTGCCGCCTGTGATCGAAATGGGCGACGAACCAACAAGGCCGGACACGACAATCGCATCGGACGTGTAAACCGTCGAGACAGTCGCGGCGGTTACGTCGGTAAACGTGAAGGCGGCGGGCGTTGTGTCGGCAGGCGTCTGAACCGACGCGAACCCGCCGCCGGCCGTGGCGCGAACGCGCGCCATGTGGGCCATCTTCGCTAGGTCGAGGATCAGCTCGTCAGTGTTGTCGTCGTCCTCGTCATCAAGCATCACTGATTGCCGTTGCAGCTCGTGACGATGAGGGTGACGGTGCCGGCGGAATCAAGAATGCCGGCTATGTACTCCATGAGCGTGCCATTCGCGTTCATGGGGCGCGTAAAGGCGCGCTCCTCGCGAGCGGGGACGCATAAATTAGACGTGGTGGCCGTCACATCCGAGCCGCCGAAGGCGATATGCGCGTCAATGGTAGATGACGGGTTCCAAATCAGCATCGTCTCGCCATCGCCATTGATGGCGGCGCGCGCGGTTGCGGCGGTGATGGTCAGCCCGGTATCGGCAACCGGCTCAAGGAGCATGTTGCCTGACTCGCGTTGAGTCTGGCGGATTCTGCGGCGGTCGCCCATTTATTTCGCTTTCGCTGGTTTCGGCTTCGCAGCCTGCATCTTCTTCGTCTGAGCGACCTTGGCGTCGGTCATCTTGTTGCCGGCTTCGATGTTGTTGTGGGCCGTCGCAAGAGTGACGTGCTTGTCGGTTTCGGCCTTATCGCGGGCGATATCATTCTGTGTCTGAGCCGCCTGCCGGGTGGCTTCAACCTTGGCGCCGGTCGTGAGGCGGATGGCCTCGATCTTGGCGGCCGTCTCTGCCATGAAGGCCTGAAGCTCTTGCTGACGCGCCTGGGCCTCTTGTGCGGCCTTCTCGCGTTCAAGCTGCATCTCAGCCTGCATCTTGGCGAGGTCGGCCTGCATCAATTGCTGCTTCGTCTCAGCATCGACCTTCTTGACTTCGATTTCGGCCTGGGCCTTCATCGTGGCCGGATCGGGCTGTTGCGCGGCGGCCTGGGCAGCCTCCTCAATGGACTTCTCGAAATCAGCCACGACCTTCGACGGCAGCGGGCTGAACTTCATCAGCGACACGAGGGCCTGGGGCGGGAGCGCCTTGCCGATCATCGGAATGATCTGCAACACGCTATTCCAAACCATTTCCTTGTTGTTCGGCGAGGTCGGGCTGTCATCAATGATGACATCGAACCGCATCGTGTCCGGATACTGCCGCATCAGCGGCACGAATTGCTCGTTCTCCTCGCCCAGGATGCGGACAAGCCGCCCATCGGACAGATGCTTGTTGATGTAGTAGAGGAGCGTCCTGCCGGTGCGGCGGCGGTATATCTTCAGGTTGTCGAACAGATGCGCCAGGATGGTCATCCCGGCCTGCTTGCGCTGGGCCTCCAGGACGCCGGCCTGCTCGTGATCCTGAAGCCCTAGAAGTTCCAGGTTTACGCCGGACACGTCACGAATGGACGAAATGGCGTATTCCAGGAACTTCTCGGGCCCGTTCGGAAGCGGGGGCTGGACCTTCTCCTTGATTCGCGGGTTCTGGCCGCTTAGGGCGCCCGGCGCGACCCATGTGAACCTGCTTGGGTCCGCATAAGTCTCTTCAGCTTGATTGTCGTCCTCGAAAGCGCCGCGTTCGGCCAGAAGGCCGCCCTTGGCGTTCAAATTCATGATGTGGATGGACTGCGACAGCCACTTATTGGCGTACCGCGAGGGGTCCTTCATGGGCTCGACAAGCCCAACGAAAATACCCTCGTTCTGATCGCGAACTCCGGTTATGCACTCCCATGTCGAGGCGTCCGGGCAGAGGTTTTCGTAGCGATCAAGTTCCTTCGCGCCGAGGAAGGCGCAATACCACACCTTTTTCGTGATATCCCGCGTCTGAAGCGGCGGCTGCCCAAGTTCGGCAAGGCGCTTGTCGAGTTGCTTGGCCTCATCCTTCTTCAGGTCGATCATCTCGCCCGAAAACGGGTCCGCGGCCTGAACGCGCTTGACTTTTTCGCACCATTGCAGATGCACAATCCGCACTACATCGCCCGGGTCGGACTGGTTCTCCTCGCCATCGTTGAGGTAGGCCGCACGCTTGTCGGCGTCGTGCTCCTCATCGTCTCCCAGTTCCAAATCGCTCGCCCACGAGGCATGAAGCTCGTGCGGCTCGTGCCCCGGGAACATCTCCATCGCTTCGGAGATCGGGTAGTCCTTCACGCGCCAAAAGCGTGGGGAATCGGCAAGGTTGCGGGCGCGGGCCGTGCTGGCCCATACCATCTCAAACGGATCGATCCGCTCAGAGATGTATTTGCCCTCCGGGTCCTCCTCGAAATCGAGGCGGGATTCCGTCCAGCCCATGCCGCAGATGACGGTATCGAGAAATGCGTCGGTGTCCTCGTCCTCGGCGCCGCACTCGTCGCGCATGAACGCGGCGGCGGACGTATAAAGCTCGTTCGCCTGGGCGTCGCCCTCCGTGCGCGGGATGTAGCGCACCTCCTGCCGGTTCTGGATTTCGAGGCCGCTGACGGCCTGAACAACCGGGCCGATGCGATTGAACGTGATATGCGGCCGGTTCTCCTCGCGGAGCTTTTCGAGGTCGTCCGCATCGATCTGCCGCCCGTCCCGGAAGTCGTAGCTCTCCTTGGCCTGGGGATACCACTTCTTGTTCCGGTGCTCGATATCGCCGCGCCACCAGATTTTGGCCGTGGCAAGCAATTCTTCGGCGCTCTGCTTGTCGGATAGGCCCTTCTGGCGGTCGTTTTTGGGAGAGGATTCAGTCTCACTCACTTTTGTCAGACCGTTCCATCATCGTTGACATCAGACTTGAACCACTCAGCGGCGACAACGCGCTCCAGATACCATTCGCGCAGTTGAGCGCTGTAGAGGGCGCGCACCTCGGCGGACAGCGGCTCCGGGGCTTCTTCGCCCATCCAGCCGGCCCAGTTCTCGATAGCGCGGAAGAGGGATTTCATGCTGCCTGCCATGACGATGAACCTGTCTTCCTGGTGTAGCGGGGCCGCTTGTAGCGCTCGCGGTCAACCAATTGGGGCTCCGAGAACCCGGCGGCGAACATCCGGAAGGCGTCCGCGCCGTGGGAGGTCCAATCGTGCTTGGGATTGAGCTTGTACTGCTTGATCCGCTCGTCCCATTCCTGATGGTACTGGCGGAGGCATTCGATGCCGCGTTCGGTCCGCGCGCCGTCGAAAATGCAGCGATCCAGCATCCGCCGAACGGCGTAGATGCCGTCCAGTTTGGCGTGCATCCCGACGATGGTCGGCGGAACCTTGAGGCTCTGCAACTGTTGGAAAGTCGAACGCCCCGTCTGGACCTGATGTTGAGCCACATCATGCGGCAGGAAGTGCTTGCCGTAGATATACCCGCCCGCGTCTCGTTTTTTATTCAGTATCTCAACAAAATGGGGAATATCGGCTTGGGAACGCTCGTAATAGTCTATGACCCGAATTTCGCGGCCGACGACCTGGAAGAACCAGATGGCGGTCGCGTCAGTATAACCCAAATCCCAACTCGTATGGACTGGGATGCCCCGATCTATCGGAACGCGACAAATCCGCTTCTCCTCATCGATGCGGGTGAACGCTTCGCGATAGTATGCCCCCTTGATCGCGGCGTCGAAGCTGCATTCAAGCTCCTGAGCGAACTGGTCGGGGTCGATTTCTAGCTTGACTTCCTCCAACTCCTGCGGGCTCAGGATGTTGGACTGGGACGCCTTCAGCATGAACGTGTACCAGCGGTCCTGTTCCAGGAGCGCCTTGGTGTACATGTCGTAGAATTCGTTGTGGCCCTTGGGGGTGCCGATGAACACCGCCTCGCCCTGGTGGTCCATGAGCATCGGGCGGACGACCTGACCCCAAACCGAGGGGCGCATGTCGGCGTACTCGTCCAGGAGCGCGTAATCGAGGTAGTCGCCGCGAAGGCTGTCCGGGTTGTCCGCGCCGAACACCCGGCATGTGCCGCCGTTCGCGAGCGTTACGAACAGTTCCGACTCGTTCGGGGGCTTGAGCCAGAGCGGCCGGCTGAACTCCTTGAGGTAGTTCCAGGCGACGCGCTTGGCCTGATTGTACAGCGGGCCGATATAGGCCGCCTTCACGGGCTTAAGTGCATCGACGCGCGGGTTCAGGATGGTCCGCTTGATCATGTCGTTGATCGCGGCAACCGTCTTGCCCGCACGGCGATGGGCCACCCCGATAGCCCAGCGCTGCGTCCGAT